TCAGTCGGACACCGGTTCATCACGTCCGCGATCGCTTGCGTAGAAGGCTTCGGCGAAAGTATCGGCTTCGTTGAATCGAATCAGGGCTTGTTTGCCATGAAGGTGGCATGTGCGTCCGTCGCGGAAGGCCCACTCGCCGCGATCACATTTGTCTGCTTTCACAAAGCCATTGATATACAGTCGACGGTCTTGAAATTCGGTGGTGTTATAACCGCCGCCGTGAACGGTGTAGGCGTTCCACAGGGCAATGTCACCTGGGTTGAGCACGACGTCACGGGTACGTGGGTCGTCGGAATAATGCGGGACGTTGTAGAGGTCCTGGTTCATTGGATCGGCTTCAAAGTCGCGGTGTGAGCCGGGCACGACCTTCATCGCGCCGTTCTCCGGGCGGTGTGGATCGATAGCGATGCCAGTCTGTACCCAGGATTGAAACAGGTCACGGAAGTCACTTACGGGTTTGCGTGATCGCACATCCCGGTGCAGCGGCCAAGTGATACGTGAGCCGGGCTTCTTCCAGTGGACCTGGTTGATGATTTGTTTGACGTTGATGCCGAGGATAGGCTCGATGATCATGAGCATGCGAGGGTCGGTACGGTAGTGATCCAGCACAGCGTCGTAGTACGTGGGCCACTGCATGCCGCGAACAATCGTCTCGGGGTTTTGGGCGCCATCCTGATGTGAGTTGTCTACCCAGATGACAGTATTCTGTTTGCGCCATGTTCGGCCGATCAAGCTTGCAGTAAACTTCCATCGGTCAAGGGCGGATGACATTTGTTCGATTTCATGGGCTTGGAAAACATTTCGGACAATGGTGTAACCCTCTTCCCAAAATTGCTCGACGTTGTCGCGCTTCATTGGGTTGGCTGGAGTGCCGATCGTTTGGGGCAACGGCTGGATTCGCCATGACCTCCACCGGCAGACCGTTGTTGTGAACACAGACGCCCAAAAGCACCGTGACACCTGCCGATGCACTGATCATGCCTGGGCTGTCATCATCAACCAGTACGTCATGGACACCGATGAATCCGCCGGTGCCACCGTGATAGATAACGTCACCTGGACCAACCGGTCCGGCAGCGACATCTCTGAGGTTGATTGAAGCGGTGCCCGCCAAGTAGACCAGCGTCGTGACGTTCATCCCAATCGCGCTGAGTTGACCATCACTCATGCTCAGCGAGGCAGCGCCCGACAGATTGATGGCCGTGGCGTCCCCACCGACGACGTTGCAACCCCGCATGACCAGGCGACCGCGTGTCATGGTCACGACACTGCTGTTGTTGTTCTCGTCGGAGTAGAACACGGTCTGCCCGGACGCTGTAATCAGGACATCACCACCGCCGTTGTCCACGTAGAAGGCGATTTTGCCGGTATGGATGGCGTTAACCTGCACATCGCTGATGAACAATCGCAACTTGCCGGTAAAGCTGGCATGTCCTTTAACGTAGAGCACCTTATCCGTCGTGGCGGCAAAGGTGGACTCCAAAGTCAGTCCGCGCAGGGCAATGGCATTACTCGAAGCATTGCTGGGACTGTCGATACGCAGTGGTGGGAGTACAGTGGTCTTTGCTTCACCGATTGAATCGGTCACGATCGCCAGATTCCGGGTGGTGACGCTATCGCTGGGCAGTGTCATGACCAGTTCATCGGTCTGTGCCAGGTACTTGCCTGAAGGCGACACGACCAGGGCACCATGGAGTACGGTGCCATCGGGGCTCATGGCCAAGAGGGCATCAATACCGTCCTGAAGCAGGACATAAGGCTTGTCGAAGGTGCCGTCGGCGGTGTACACATCGGTGCGCTCAGCATCGACATACACCGTGTTCACGCTGCCCAGCGCACTGCCGCCACCGCCCGGTTCGCCAACCTCCGACAGCAGCGCCAGCACCCGACCGTCCGGGTCGGCGATGCGGTCATTCCCCGTGGACCAGTCCCCCTGCTGGTGAAGGACAATACCGTCTGCAATGTCACCAATAAGTACTTTACGATCACTCATGATTAGGACTCCTGTTGTAGTTCGGGAATGATGATTCCCAGATGTTGTTCAAGTAATTCAGCGATGCGATACAACGCCTGTCGTTCGGCGTCTGTGATGATTTTGCCGCTGCCTGCGGTTGTGATCTGATCCAGCGCAGCTTTATTGGGATGCCCCCCGGAAGTGTCCCCGTCCCCGTCCCCGGTAGTTCCGCCTGCGTAATAACCCATGGTTCACCATGTCCCTCCGATGAGGGTCACCTTGTCGCCAGCGGTGCCTTTGACCTGAATCGTCGAAAGATCAACGCGCTGGACGCAATGCCATTCGCCCGTCACAAAGAACGTCTCATGCTCTGGCTCATTGATGCTGCGGAACAGCACAGTGGCGGCGTTGGTCGGTGGCGTGCTGATGGTCACCGATCCCACCAGGGGCGTTGCAGACAATGGCTGCCATGCGCTGGTGACGGTGATCGTTCGCAGAATGACGTTGTGCATGTGCAACTCTCCAAGGGGCACGACGAAAACCACCAGCAGGCAACAATGGAAAACTTCCGGGGGCCGGGGGTTCCGGGGGGTTAGGCTTCGCCTTTGAGTTTCAACGCGCCACGGTAATCCTGTTCTCGTACGCCGAAGTCGATGTAACCTCGGAACTGCACGCCCAAGGTGTTGAAGTCGGCGTCGGTTTTTTCGACTGTGGGACGATCGATGCCATTGAGGAACGCCACTTCAATGGCAGGCAGGCGATTGGGGTCTGACAGCAGATACCAGGCTTTGAGTGAGCTGCCGGTAAAGCTGGCGTTGGAGAGATAGGACGAACTGACCACTTCGAACTTGCCCACATGCGGGTTGGTATTGGGCTTGGCCTTATTGGCCGTGGTGGTTTCATTGACCTGCATGCTGGTCATGAGCAATTGTGCAGGCACTTTGAGGGCCGTGGGCACCAGGAGGATGGAGGCAGGGATGCCCAAGGGTCGGCCGTTGGGTTTAACCTGCTGGCCGAAGCTAATTTCAGCAGCGGTCAGGCCGTCAACGGTCAGAGCGGTGTCGACACCCTCGAGGTAGTTTTTGTGCTCGGCAGAGAAGAATGTGTGGCTGTCAGACTGCACAGGGTTGCTGAGCCAGAGATTCCACACGGCATCGGCAATGGATTCACCGGCGCCCATACCGATCTGGCGTGGGATGTCGGTGAAGGCGCCCATATCATCGTTGATGATCATCTGTCTTGTGAGCGCGAACATGATGCCATGGGTCTGAGCCTTCTGGCCATATTTTTGCTCAGACAGCTTGCCGTGCTTGAGTTCGCCGTCAGGTCCCACTTCTTCAAAGGTGAAGGAACCAGTCATGCGGTAGCGGCTGTGCTCCTTAAAATCGTTGACACTGGCGATCTTGGCCACCTTGCGCCAGCTGTCCTCGATGTAGGTGTAACCTTCCAACAGCATCTTGTTGGCAATATTGCTCAGAATGCCAGGCAGGCTGGTAGTGGAGAATGCAGCCTGCAACCAGCCTGCGGCATCACGACGGAAGCGTGGCAGCTGCTGCCCGCAGGCCAGCTCGCAGAATTCCTGAATACCAATACCTCGCAGCTTGTCGGCGGCTTCGAGGATCGGTTCGCTGTAAAGGGCTTCGATGCGTGTGTTGGGACAACCTGAGGCCATCAGTCCGACCGCTTCGAAGACTTGGGGCGTGGTATTACGCGGCGTGTGACGCGAGCCGCTGCCACCTGTGCCCGAAGTGTTGATGATAGGTCGTGAGGCGCGAAGGATGGCCAGTTCGGTCTTGGTTTCATCCCAACCTTCCTCAATGGCCTTGGCTTGGATGTCGGCGTGTTTGTTGGTGTCTGTCACGCAGATTTTCTGGATGGATTCGATGCGCCGAGTTTCAGCGGCGACACGTTGACGCATCTGCTGTACGGGGTCTGAAGCATCAGTGCTGGCGTGGCCATGAACCGTGGCCGACGCGTTGACCGTGGCAGGTGTTACCGGCTTGGGTGTAACGGTAGGTTGCTGCGTGTTTTGGGCAGTCCCTTCGTCATTGGGTTTGGAATCGACTTCTGCGGTGTTGGTCGTGGTCGAGGTGGTAGACGTGTTGGTCTGCTGAGTGGTCATGGACGGTGTCTCCAAAGAGAGTGATTGAGATTGCATGGCTGCGATACGGGCAGACGTTGCGGTGTCGGCACCGCTATCGACAAACGAGATTTCTTTAAGGATGGCCTTGCGGACCACGTGAAGGGGCCCGTTAAAACTTCGACCGTTGACGGTGACGCTCTGGCCGTTGGGAATAAACTCGGCATCCACCACGGCAGCGCCGATACTCGCCTGCCACGGAAAACCTTTGACACCGCTCTTGGCCACATCACGCGCCCATGAGGTGTCACGGCTGACGACGCCTTCGGCGATCACTTCTCCCTTCTCAATAGACACACGCTGGGTGTGACCCACGCCTTGTCTTGGGTTGTGATCGAGGCGCACGGGGATGTCCTGGCGATCAATGGCAAGGCCTTCAAGGTCCACCACGACCGGGTGTGGGAATCCAGCGATGCGCATGACCCCGCCGGTGTAAGCCACCATGCTGAATTTCGGCGCCCCGGCCCCCGGAAGTGCTGACGCATCGTCGGCGGCCTCAATGGTGAGCGGGCATTCAAAGACCAGGTACTCAGGCTGCGTCAGCGTCTTGGTTGGCATCGTTTTTGTCGTCAAGGTCGTCCTCCGTATCGTTTGGGTTGGTTGAGGGTGAGGCCTGGGATTCCGGGGATTTAGGGGGTTCCGGGGTTTCCGGGGGGGCAGGCATCAGGCCCAGCTTGTTCATGAGCGTCAGTTCTTTGGCACGCTGGTGTAATTCCACTTCCCAGTCTTTACCTTGCCGGGCATATTCAGCGGCAAGGGTTGTGGTGTTGCTGCTTAATCGTGTGGCCTGGGCATTGGCCTCTTTGGCCGGGTCCACATGCTCGGTGCCATCAAAGAACCATTGGTGGGCGATGGCAGATTGCCTGTCTAAACTCAGGACGATCTGGGCTTCATGCAGCCACGCGCTAAAAATGCGATCCAGAACCTGCTCGGCCAGATGGGCCTGCTCCACGCGGATGCTCTTGAAATAGGTCTGGTGGTCCAGACGACCTGAGGCGTAGTTGTAGCCAGCGCTGTTACCGGCGGCGACGTTAAAGGGAAGGTTTAAGCAGCGGGCGATTTCGTTGAGGATTTCGTGTTTGAATTCGGCGTAGGTGGTGGTGGGCTGCTGCGCTTCGATCTGGCCAAGCCGCCACCCGTCAGGGAGGACCGTGGCCATGCGTTTTTCAAGTGAGACCACGTCCATGGGTTCCAATGCCTGCGCTTCGCCGTTGGCAGGCGAATCAGTAAACAACACGGCAGCAAAATCCGCGGCCGTCTCTGCGGCTGCAATCACTGCCAGGGTGTAACGACGAAGCTGCGCGAACAGTGGTAATGCAGGTGTAATCTCAGGCACACCACGATGCTGGCCAGGCCGATCACCACGGAACCAGTGAATCACCGCATCGGCAGGCACGATGTCATACGGGGTCTGCCAAGTGCTCAGACTCCGGGGGCTTCCGGGGTCGCCAGGGTGATTCCGAAGGATGCTGTAGCTTGTGGGATTGCCATAGCCATCCAGTGTGATGCCATCAATGTCTGTGCCGCTGGAAAAATCTGGCGACACCACGCGGTCTGCTTCGACGAGTCGAATGTCCAGACTGACGGGTGAATCAATACTTGGATTCTCGGTGAGGACGGCGAAGGCCTCGCCATCGGTACTCTTGGCCATGCGCATGGTGCGGAGTTTTTCAGGAAGGTTGACGGCACGTGCCCACTGGGTGAAGGCGACTTCCACATCGTGATTGGTCTTGTCATGACCACTGAGCAATTGCAGACGTGGTCCGGTGCCGATGCAGTCGTTGGCCAGCGTCAGAACGATGCCCTTGGCATAGCTGTTGTTGGCGACCTCGTAGCGGGCACGTTCACGCAGCTTGCGACGCACATCCTCTGAAGCAGAACTGTCGGCTGACAGCGAATCGGCCATGGCCCAGTGGCGAGCGTTATCACGGGTGGTCTGTGCAGCGTCGTAGCGAGCCTGAATCACCCTGGGCATGCCCCCTGCGTAGCGGCGTGCCTCAGCGGGTTGCTGGTCTTTGCTTTTAAGGCGAAATGGCCACATCAACGATGGGTTCCTGATGGGGATCGGGGTGGAACGATTCACGAAAAGATTGCAGACAGACACTGGAAGGGAAGCAGCGGAACTACCCCAGTTTCATTCTGAACTTCCGGGGGGAGATATTTTGAAGAGCTTGATGCCAAGGCCGCGTGTGCGGCTGGCCTTTTTGGATTCGAGATATTTATCGGCGGCGATCTGGTCAGGCAGACTGTGCTGTTCGACGGAGCCTTCATCGCCGCTGGCCTTGGAAGGGCCTTGGGCATTGGTCTTGATGGACTCGTCGAGTGTGTCAGTCATGAAATGGCTTCCGGGGGATTCCGGGAAATTCCGGGGGGATTTATTTCCCCCTGCACTTATCTATATCTCCCGCTGGACGTTTTTTGTTGCGTAGATTCATGCTTGAATTTGTTCGTATCTGGAAAATTGGATGCGCGATCGCGACGTGACCTGAGGGTCAGGCTGTACTACCAAGCGAATGCAACCAATTGCATCAAATCAGAATTGATTTGTGATGAACATAAAGACATGTGTGGGAAGGGCGGTTTAACCGAGCAGGTGTTGCAAGGTTTCGATGAACAAATCTCGGCTCGGATTATTCTGCCAGAGTGGATGCGCACGCATTGCAAGCAAGCCTGGCGAGGTGGCATTGGCGAAGTCAGATTTTACGAGTGCTGCGCATGACTGCATCTGAGGATTGCTGGCGAAATGATTGACCAAACGGCGAACCTCCACGACATCGCCTTCGGTCATCATGGCAACGATGCGAAAGATATCCAGCGCATGGTGGCGACCCAAGTCCTTCTCCTGATCGTTGCGACGGTCACGAAAAGCGGTGAGTTTCATCAGCAGGTAAGTGAATGGATGTGGGATTCTGATGCGAGTGGATGTGGATGTGCCATTGGAGAGTGTCCCTTCGATCTCGATCATGACCGGTGATTCTTCAAGACCCAAAGCTCCGTCGGTCGGGTGGGCGTGAAGCTGAGGTCGCGTCTTGGAAGTAGGTCTGGCACGACGGGCATCGGCCTGAATCAAAGGATATTGTCCAAGCACATCGAGTTGTGCAGTCAGTAAATCAATCTTGACACGCTGTGACCCCGTGACCACACGAGAGAACTGCAGGTATTCCGAGCCCACGACCACGCGGTAACCCAGAGCATCCAAACATTCACGCACCGTGTCCATGGATTGCACATCTGCAACAAGCAACGCTGACAGCAGCAAGTCCAGGTCTTGTGTTGCTCGCGGCACTGGCCAATGATCTACAGGTATCAGTGTGCGATGACGACCCGCTGCCAGGTTCAGCTGCTTTAAGTAAAGGCCATAACCTCCAGCAAGCAGCAGCCCGCCGCTCATGTTGCCAAGGCTCATGTTGCCAAGATGGTGCAGCAGGTCTAACAGGCTGGTGCGCAGGACTTGATCGTTCACGAGGTGGTTCCGATCGTTTCAAGCAGGAGTTTTCGAATGTCCACCGCGATGTCCTTCTGACGTTTGTCACCGCTGGCCATTTCAAGCCATGCTTGAATCGGTGAAGCGGTCAGTTTTGGACGGGGATCAAAGTACACCCGCTGATCACTGGTCTGCATCAGTCGCAGGTTCGGGAAGATACGTGTCTCGCTGGCATCTGCGCCCAGCTGGCTTATCAACTCGGCAGGGTCTTTGCGACAGTAACAGGAAATCACCGGTTCACCGGCATACACCCCGTACTGGGCAGCAGACCCATCTCCGGTGCGCACCACATCGTCATCCTGCCCGATCTCCTGCAGCCGAGCTTGCAGCTTGGTGTCCGACATCGCCAGCTTGCCCAGCCAGGTGGATTCGATCTTCGGCAGCTGGTAGGCCTCAAGCAACTGATTCAACACACGCTCTGGTTGAATCAAGCGGATTGATTTTGTGCTCTGACGCTCGATCACCAGATCTGATTCCAGTTGTTTAAGCACTTTGGAAACAGTACCCATGGTAAGCGACCCGCCACGACGTTTGATCGCCTCGAGAATTTCACCTACAGCATTAAACTCGGGCTCAAGCAGAAGCACTCTTGCGACCAGTGAACTGTCGCCACGATAGGCCGAACGAATCGGGGCGCTATCCGGATAACGATTGGGGTTACCTGTTTTCCAGAAGTAGAATTGACCCGGGGCCTCAATAGCGGCATTGCCGCAAAAATCCATGGCACTGACGCCTTCATTGAGCAGCTGGCTCAGTTTTTCCTCGGTCAAATAAGGCACGATGACCATGGGTTTGCCTAACCCTGATTCCGCTGCGTAGCGTTTGACCTGATTGATGGCCAATTCAAGGGTCTGTGGCCTGGCGTCCGCCTTCAATTCAGCCACATACCGGCAGGATTGCCCTTGCCATGTAATATCCAGGACCGCGTCGTAGCCATCCCCACGCCCACTCATGGCCACACGGATATCCATGGGCAGCACCTGTAATTGACCATTCCTGAGCATTTTTTCAAATTTAGCTTTGTTCATTTTCCTACTTTCGACATTTTCCGCCTATGGAAAAAGTATATTCTAGGAAAATTGTACGTCAAGGGATTGTTTTAAGTATTCGCTTTCGAGCTATACCCAGGCATTCATGCCCGATTTTGTTGGTATCTGGAAAGTTTGATCCGCGATCGCGAGATGACCTGATGGTTGGGCATGTTGGCCAACGTGACGCCCTGCATGGACGCGCCCACTGCGCAACCCACCAAACAATCCAGCCAGTGATTGTCAGGCCGTGTGGGGCGCAGTTTCCATTCATCCACCGTCCGGCCCTGCGCCATGGTCCTGATGCAATACTCTGCCGTCAGATGATCAGCCACCATGCGATGGCGATCCGATTCATGGCCATACAGCGACAGGCATCCCGGGTCGCCCATCGCCACACCCAGGCGTGCATGCACAAAGCTCTTCCAAAAATTCGTATCAATCAATGCATGACGCACCTGACGACGACCCGCTGTCTGCGGCATGCGCCAGTGCAATCCCAATCGATCGCCACGCTTGCGCTTGTACTCACTAAACGGCACACTTGATGCACCCACATATTTGCCATGACTGGGAACCAGTAACCCCGCATGCTGACTCTGCCTGCAGAACTGGTATATCACATCCGTGCTCTGGCCCCAGTTGGCATCTATCAAACAACGATCCACATGCATCTCTACCCCATCCTCACGTCGATAAGCCCGCCCCAACCGCTCAGCCGTTAGTCGTTCCAACCCCCCATAAATCTGCCCCTCAACCCCCCCCGGAAGTGCCCCCGCCCCCGGAAGCCCCGGCCCCGAAACCCCCTGAATTCCCGGTAGGTTTGGCTGGCTTAACGTCGAAGTCAGATCATTGAGCGTGAAGTAAGGCCGCTTCTGCCCCGGCCATGTCCCATAGTCCACGACATAGCCTGTGAAGTTTTCTTCCCACGCACATAACATCCAGAACAACACACGCTGCTGCACGTCAATGAACAGTGTCAGATGGTTACAGTTCCCTGGAATCACCCCGGGCTGGTAACCGTTGGTCTTGGAGGCAATGAATTCCGGCGTCAACATCTCCTGACCCACGGCTTCGATCTTGGGTTCGTTCTGGTATTCCGCGAAAAACGCAGCCTCATCGCGGAACTTGAGGTTCATCGCATGCTGGATGGCTGAGCATTCATCCTCGTTGTACCGCTGCGGCCATGCCACGATCACACCTGCGTCCATACTTTCACGGTTGGCCATGTAAAACGCAGTGGCTTCCTTACCATCGCCATCGTTGCGGAAAGAATCCGCTCGCAGCTGGGCATAATGCGACCACTGCTTCTCACTTCCGCCCCCGGAAGTGGGGAACGCATACACCATCTTGGTGCGTTCACCTTGCCATTCAGGATGTTTATCGCGGTCCAGGATGTTGTCTGCCATGTCAGCAGGGCGAATGACCGTGCATGCCATCAGTCCTGCGATTTTTTTACCCGGGCCTGCCATACCCAGCACATCACCGGCAAGAATCGCTTCACGACGCTGAGATTGCGAAGGGGACCATGCGGATTCAGTGGTCTGTGGGTCATCCACCAGCACCAATTGAGGCCGGACTACCTTGCCGTCGGCGCGGGCATAGTTCTGACCACGGATGTCAGAACCTTTCATCCCACTGCAGGAGATCACCACGCCTGAAGCGCTGCTCCCTGTGATGGTGGGCAGCACAATCCTGTCCGATGACCAGTCGATGCGCGTGGGCTCGCCCTGGTATTTTTGGCCCTTCTGGCGATTGGTGATGCGCTCCAGGCACTGGATGGGATAAGTTACTTCGGGGAAGTCCGCCTGCAGAAGCGGATTGGTCTCCAGCCAGATTTTGATGTTCTCTAAAAGGTCACGGGCACGTTCGGCGCTGGCGGCGATCAGGCAGACATAGGGCGTGGCACCGGTAAGGGCAGACCACAGAACGGCGGTCTGACATAGGACCGTCTTACCGCTTCCGCGCGGCATGGCCATGGCAAACAGTCCACCGGTGAGCACCGCTTTTTCGATCTTGTCGATCACACGCAGGTGATCGTCTGACCATGGCAGATAAAACACTGGCGCAAAGTACACATCGCAGAAGCGCCTGAACGATGCCTGACACTCTGCCTTGCGATGGGGGTCTGCGACAGCTGGCAATTCACCGATGTCCTGTGCCGCACGCACCAGATCTGCATTGCGCTGGGCCTGACGGGCTTTGACTTCCTCGTAGGTTAACGGCTCGCCACGGTCTTTGAGCTTGGCGTACTCCAACGTCAACCACGCGGCGTAGCGGAACAGGTCCACCGTTTTGGGTTTCTGCGGGTCGCTGATGGCAAAGCCAGCGCGCGTGCGGTGACGATGCAGTTGGCGCTCGCTGATGACCTCGCCTTGACCCACGGAATTTAGCATCCGCGCCAGCACGGCAGGTTTGATCTGGCGCGGGTTAATCATTTTCTTGCATCCCTTCCCGGGAAAGTTCATGAATCAGATACGCCGTGTATTCCAGCAGGTTGATGGTGTCGTCAGCGCGAATCAGATCGCCAGATTCGGCGATGGCACGCACTTGTTCCGGGGGGATCTGCCGTCCAAAGGCCGAGGCCAGAATACGAGCTGCATCGGCTACCGGAATGGCCGTGATCTTGAGTGAAGGTGATGGCTTTTTAGCGGACTGGTTCATGACTTTTCTCTTGAATAAACGAACTTCCCCACAAGGCGATGAATCACCTTGATGTCTTTGGCAGGGTGTGGCTTCATGTGCATGTCACCTGCATGTTGCAGGTCTGACAGACATGTACATTTTTTTATGGAGCCATCGGTATGAAGAAGGAACAAATCAAAATCGGCCAGGTGTACACCGCCAAGGTCAGCGACAAGCTGGTGCCGGTACGCATTGAGAAGGAACATTCAGGAGGTGGTTGGGATGCCACGAATCTAAAGACCAATCGACCAGTACGAATCAAAAGCGCACAGCGGCTGAGGAACGCACTCAGCACGCACAACGAACCGGCCAAGCCAACAGACGGCGACGCGGTTCCCACGCCGAACAAAGAACCTGCTACACCGTCCAAACCACGTGCGCCCAAGGCCACCAAACCCGCCAGCACCAAACGCACAGGCCCATCGTTGATTCAGGCTGCCATCCAGGTGCTTGGCCAGAGCAAGGAGCCCATGACCTGCACCCGGATGGTGGAAACGATCCTTGAACAAAAGCTCTGGTCCTCAACCGGTAAGACGCCAGCGCAAACGTTGTACAGCTCGATCCTTCGCGAGATTCAGAAGAAGGGCGACGAGGCGCGCTTCACCCATGTCGCCAAAGGTCAGTTTGAACTCAACACCAAGAAGGAGGCCTGAGCCATGCCGACACGCCACCTTCATCGCAGCGTGCTCTTCGATGTGATCGATGATCACCTGGTGCGTACCGTCATTTTTTCTGAGGGTCACCAGTACACTCACCGCTGCACGCGAGACGTATTCTGCGACACTGCCTATGCCATCGAAAAACACGCAGACAAGGGTGTGACGCTCGACGAGCTGGTTCAGGCCATGGACGCACCGCATACGCAGGTTGCCGTAGCGCTGGACTTCATGAAGGAGCATGGCTGTGTGGTCACGCGATTGCGACGCAACTATCCAGCCTCCAATGCTCTGTATGAGGATGCCATGACTGAGTTCATGTTTTTGGCTGAAGCGCCGTATTGAAATCATTTTCATCCTTTCCAAACCTCGGCCGCGATGGCCGAGGTTTTCTCAGTCTGGTGACACAAAATACTTGTCTCGGTCCGCCATTGTGTTACAATGTCTTACGCTATGAGCTCACTCACCATTCGTATCCCCGACGACCTCAAGAAGCAGCTCGAAACCTACTGCGAGCAGCAGCATCTGGCATTCAGTGACGTGGTTCGAGATTCACTGCGCCGCTATCTGGCGGTGGAGCAGTTCCGGTCGCTTCGGCGTAAGACGCTGCCTTTTGCCGAAGCGCAGGGTCTGCTCACCGATGAAGATGTCTTCCGGAAAATCTCGTGAAAATCGTCCTTGATACCAATGTCCTGTTGGCCGCGTTCGCTGCACGTGGCCTGTGTGAAGCCGTGTACGAGGCCTGCCTGATCCACCATGAGATTGTGCTCAGTGAGCACATACTGGGAGAGCTAAGGCGGCATCTGCCACGCGTCCTGAAAGTCAGCGCAGAACATGCCGACCAGGTCGTTACGGCCATTCGCGGTCAGGCCACCATGGTGACGCCTGCCCCAGTACCCAAAGATGCGTGTCGTGATGTTCATGATCTTCCTGTCCTGGGAACCTTGGTCGCTGGGGACGCGGACTGCCTTGTCACAGGTGACGATGACCTCTTGGCATTGGAGCAATTCCATGGCAAACCGATCTTGTCACCGCGTGGGCTGCATTCACTGATCAGCTGATCCCTCTGGAAATTCATTCGTTTAATGGCCTTGATGTTTTTGGTGTTTCATGGCTCAATGGTGTCAGACAACGAACACCAAGGAGAACACCATGACCACCGACACCACCACCAACTCCCACGACACCTACCAGGACCATGCTCTGCGGATTGACCTTTTTCACATGCCACAGGTCGGTCGCGTTGTTGGGTCCGTAAAAATGATGACCTGCACCCAGCTTCCAACCGTAGAAGCAGATTTCAAATGCCCCCATAAAATCTTTGCGGGTCAAAACAGGATGTTGCTTATCCCAGATGACGCCCTGGCTGAAGTAAAATCCCATCTTCTCCAGTGGTGCGGGGTAATTGCCCAGGTTGGCGTACCCACCCCAGATGTAGAACGAGCCGCCTGGCTTAAGCACACGTGACGCATTACCAAACCATGCCAGCAGCATCTGGTCAAATGCTTCTTTGGTCACAAAATCATTTTCCAGCGGACGGTCTTTGGCACGCATCTTTTTGGTGGTGCCATGTTTTTCCCCCTGACGTGCAACGTCAAAGGACTGGTGGTGACCACGACTGCGCTTGTCGTTTTTGTTGGGGTTGGCAAAACTGGACAAGCCTGCAGCGATGGCATTGTTGCTGCGTGGTTCCACCTTCACGTTGTAGGGCGGGTCCATGTTCACCAGGTCAATGCCGTTCCCATCCAGCAGGCGATCCAGATCGGCTTCGCTGCTGCTGTCACCGCACATCAGGCGGTGACCATTCCGGGGGTCGCCCATCACCCAGATATCTCCCTTGCGGGTGATCGGCTCATCCGGCGGCTCAGGGATTGCATTGGGATCAGTCAATCCCTCGGTGATGCCCATGGCCACGTTGAGCAGCTGGGTGAGTTCTTCCTCATCAAAAGCCAGCACGTCCATGCTGAAGCCTGCATCATCCATCGCGGCCAGCTCGCGCAGTTCATTGAGCTCGATGGGCAGGATGTCCAGATCCCACTCCGCCAGTTCGCCGGTCTTGTTGTCTGCGATGCGATACGCACGCACCTGCTCTGGTGTCAGATCGGTGGCCACGTGCACGGGCACCTGGGTCAGGCCAAGTTTTTGCGCGGCCTTCCATCGCGTGTGGCCCGCGATGATGACACCGTCACCATCCACCACGATTGGCTGGCGAAAACCGAAGGTGGTCAGTGATGCCGCCACCGCATCCACCGCCTGGTCGTTGATGCGCGGGTTGCGTTCGTAGGGACGGATGTCATCAATCTTGCGAAGCTGAACGTCAAAAGTCGTTGTGGTCATGGCAGAATTCCTTTGTGAAAAATGATGATCCATGTGATGCAAATCGTGGTCAGAAAAAAAAGCGGACAGCGCAACAAACTGTGCCCATACTCCCGATGCGTTCCCGTGCCATTTTGGCAGTCGATTTCACCAAGTACCTATTGCATTGAGCCTCCCTCCGATGCCGAGTTCCCCACTGCCAGACTGGCACCATGTGGGGAACTCTGAGTCTGGCCCACGTTGGCCCGTGTGGCGTTGGTGCGAGGGGTGGTCTGGTGATGCCACTCACATCCGGGGACGTAACACGGGCGAACGTGTGGCGTTGAGGGCATAAACGGCACGTGCCCGCACGGCCAGATTTCGGGCTTGATTGGCAGCGCCGTAACTTCTTTCACTTCTTTCACCCCTCCCTCACGTACACACGCAAATACACGTGTGCGGGCGTCGCGCGGGGGGGTGGGGGTGAAAGTGAGAAATATATAGAGAGAGTTGTTGTTTCTTCTTATATATAGGCCTTTTCCGTGACGAACTTCTTTCACCCTCAGGGGGTGAAAGAAGGGTGAATAAAGGTGAAAGAAGGTCGGGTTTGAGGGAATCATCTTTCACCCCCGGTACTTGTTTCACCACCTTCTTTCACCCCCGCGCTGCCACAGGCGAGCCGGTATGCCCGCATGCCGCGACCGGATGTGGATGCGGTCACAACCTCCACGTCCCCTTGTTGGCAGAGCGTGTCGATTAGCGCTGCAAAGGCCTTTGTATCCATCTTCATCCGCTTGAGCAGCACGCTGTGCGGCAACTCGTACCCGGTCGCGTTGCGCAGTTTCTCCACCGCCTTAAGACATTCGGCGTGGAACGGATTCTCCGCGACGTGGCCTGCCGCCATAAATAGCATGCGCCGGGTCTGGTGCATGACGAACCGTGACGCCCATCGCACCGCTTCGACACCGATACTGGGCGATTCATGGTTCTCGCTGATGGCATAGAGCAGCGCCAGCTTGCGGGTCTGTTCACTGACACGGCCCCAGACCGTGGTGCCGACCGGATCGCTCTTGGCCTCTGCCGTTGTGTATTCGACCTCAGCTTGCTTGCGTGTCTCAATCAGGACACGTTTAGCCTCGTCGCAGTGCTCCACCACTGTGGGCATCGGATGCCAATCCTGAAGATTGCCCGTGCCGGGTTGGTAGTCGGCCCACCACTTGGCCGTCGCCAGAATTCTTGGCGGCAAATCACCGATGCTCGGTTCCTGTCCCTCAGGTCGCGGTCCGGACTCGAGGATGATCATTCGAGCGAAGAAGCCGTTGGTGAGCATCCGCTCGGATAGCGCCTCGTAGTAGTGATTCGGAATAGCTGTTCCATAGAGCACCAGGCAGGGCTGGTTGATGATCCCCGGCGATTCCTTACCCGCCTTACGGCGCATGGGATAGACGCTATTAGCCGACGAGTACATCGTCAGCATCGTGCCCATGATCGCCTCGTGCCTGGCGTCCTTGGCCTTGTTGATCGACTGGAGCATTCCGTCGATCTCGTCGGTCTGAAACAACATGCTCGGCGACTGAAAGAGCGCGTCCTGCAATCCTTCGCCACTGGCAAAATGCAGCCCGAGGCATTCGGACATGCCCACGGCGTGGAGAATGTCATTATTGACCTTGCGCGACTGGTCTTTGCCAGCGCTCGAGTGCGCCAATCCAAGCAGATAAATATTGGTGCGGTTGTCACCGGGGTCGCGGACTTTGCGGCCCGCAAGCACCGCCTGAAGCGTCAAGGCTCCGGCAAAGGCCATCACTGGATTGGGGTATGGCGCGATGGCCAGCGTGTGATCCATCACCTCGCTGATGAAGCCCGGCACCCGCAGCATTTCGGCAGGCATTGGACCTGGGTCAACTAGGGCATCGACAGGCGAATTCACAGGCGAAGAAGGTGCACTTCCCGCAATCCTCGAAATATCCGTAGGTATATCGAAAGCATCATCTTGACCATAGCACTGCGTGCGTAACGCTGACGCAGCCTGTGCGTAATCGCCTGCGTGTGCAAGCAAGGAATAGACAGCAAAGGGCGAGTAAGCGTGATGGGGTTCAAACGGCGCAGCGTTGGCACTGAAGACATAGAACACACCATCCTTTAATGACGCTGACCAGCCTGTCTCTTTGCCAGGTCGTCGCCAGTATTCATTTTCACCTGTGCGGGCCAACGTCCAGCCGTGGTCGGTAAGGACTTTACGAATGTCGCCACGCTGGTTGAAGTCATCGCCAGGGCGGACAGACGAAGGCGACGAGGGTGATGCTGACGCACTACTGCTTGAGGTAGTGACCGCGCCGTTCACCACCGGCGGCACATATTCATTGAGTTCCCATGCCGCCTGCAGCATGATGTCACGCTCTTGTGCCGTCAGGATCGGCAGCTTGGTCATGTCGCCCTGTTCCAATTTGTAGCCTTGTGTTGGGGCACACAAGAACAAGCCGCCTTGGCCACGGGTTTCGATCAGGGTGATGAGCTTGTCGCCATCATGACGTTGCGCGAGTTTCAGATTGCCGCAGATGGGCGCTGCGTTGCCATAGATGACGTGCATTCCGCCTGAGGGTGTCGATTCAATCACCAGACGGTCGGCCAGATCTGCAGGCACACGATCCCGCCAAGCTAAGAATCGTTCGCCATGGGCATCGAAGTCGATGATCTCCATGTGATGTGAAACACTGCCGCAGAGAATGCAGATGGCGTCTTGCGGATTCGATAGCCACGCAGACAGCTCTGCCTCAGTGGGCAGACGATCCTGATACCGCTTCCACGCACCGATCGCCGGGCGCTTTTGAGCACGGATGGCAGGTAGCACACACAGGCCTGCATTCAGATAGTTATGGGCAGCGTCGTTTAACATCAAAATGGAATATCCTCGTCAGGGATGTGCAGGTAATCCGGTTCACTGCCAGCTAGGTCACCAACAGCAGTGCTGTAAGGTTTTTCGCCAAGACTGTACTTGACGATGCGGTCGAATTTTTCACCGGCAACAGATCGCACGGTGATCGCGAGCGTTGGGGCAAGCCCACCGGTATCAGCAATCTTGATGGCGTGATCGACATTGGTCGGGCATGGTTCATTCGAACGTGCCTGCCACCATGCCTGGGCTTTCTGGCGAGCAAAACTTCCGGGTGGATGCTCGATGCAGACCCATTCACTGTGGTGCTCGTTAAAGCTCACCTGATAATCAACGCGAAGTGTGCGTGGGTGACCCTCTGGCGCACCACGTTTGCTGTGCGCTGAGTAGTACACCGCTTTGACCTCATATTCGATCTCAGTCACCTCACCCGAAAGCACACCGCCCACATGCGCCTGGGCATCATGCTTCTGTTTATCTGGCGGTGGGAATTCATAGCCGCAGTCCGGACAGTGGGTGTAGGCTGCATGAATGACCGCCTGACACTCTGGGCATTCTTTAGCGGGTGCTTCGCCGTTGCCACAAGGCCGATCTTTGATCTGCAATGCATCCACCGGACCATGGCGCAGGATGTTGCCACCGAAGTCCAGCACAAGGCAGTTGTCTTTACCAGGGTCGAGCCGAAAACCGCGCCCGACCATTTGATAGAAAAGACCCGGTGAGTTGGTTGGGCGCAACAGTGACACAGCATCAATGTTGGGTGCATCAAAACCAGTCGTTAGCACATTGACGTTGACCAGGTATTTCAACTCACTCGTTTTGAATCTTCGGAGAATCTCATCTCTAAAAATTCCGGGGGTATCGCCACAGACAAAGCCGCATTCGTGGCCCAGCTCCTGCAAGACGCTCTGGACATGCTGAGCGTGTTTCACACCCGAAGCAAAGATCAGAACGCTGTGGCGATCCTTGGTCTGTTCTACGATCTCATAGCAGGCCGAACGCACCAGGGCGTCGTCATCCATCAGAGATTCAACTTCACCAGCGATGAATTCACCGCCGCGAAGATGAAGACCTGATGTATCCGCTTTGCGTTTGCCTGCTTTGGTTTTTAGTGGGCAGAGGTAACCTTGCACGATCAATTCGCGCACACCAACCTCATAGCACACATGGTTGAGCAGGTGATCAGGTGCTGGCCCACAGATCATGCCGCTGGTCATGCGATAGGGCGTGGCGGTCAACCCCACCAATCGCACATTGGGATTGATGACCTTGGCATCTTTGAGGAATTGTTGGTACATGCCTTCCCCCTCAGGGGGGAGTAGATGACATTCATCAATGAGAATCAGATCAAAGCGGCCCAGCTCACAGGCCTTGCGATACACACTCTGAATACCTGCGACGATGATGGCCTGATCGGTGTCCCGACTTTTAAGGCTCGCGGAATAGACACCAATCTGATGCCAGAGATCTGGCGCAGCAAGATGCAGCTTGTCGACGGCCTGTTCAAGCAGTTCTTTGACGTGCGCCAGGATGAGCACACGTCCATCCCACATCTGCACCGCGTCACGACAGATGGTGGCCATCACTGGCGTTTTGCCACCTGCGGTTGGGATGACGACACACGGGTTGTCATCCCGTGTGCGCAGGTGGTCATACACCGCGTTAACAGCTTCGCCCTGATAGGGCCGCAAGATCAGAGGTTGTGAGGGTGTGATGACAGGGTTCATGGGTCAGTTGTTTTCAGAGTCAAAGTGGCTGCCGCACAGTGGGCATCTGCAAAGTGGTAATTCGTGAAGCTGGATTTCCAGACGACCTGGCGGATCAACTTCGCACCGCCTGGTGATTAACAGGTCGATCTGGCTGTCGTCCTGGTACACACCGGCATGCTCCAGCGCATCGAGCGTTGCTTTTTGAATGTTGTCCAGATCACGACGACGTCGATCAGGTGGGAAGGCGTCCATCGCCAGTGCGATGCGTCCGCCCGAGGGTGGTTTGCGTGGGCCGTTGCCGCTTCCCATTCCGGGGGCGGTGGCCAGGAGGGCCTGGACATTTGTGCGGAACGTCCGGCCCTCCCGGCTGATGACTGTTCGGCCCCTGAATTGCCGCCACAGGCGATTCACCGATGGCGGATAGGGAAGAACGAGTTTCACCACTTGACCTCCTTCTTGCCCCAGTCCGAATCAAGGACAATTTCGATCAGTTCGGATGTGGAAGTAGCAAACAGGAGAATGGGACCACCGGCCAGCGAACTGATGACCGCAAGCAGGCGTGCTCCTTTGGTCCATGTCCCGTCTGAACCCCGAAGGGCTTTTCGAATGTTGATGTAGTTCCAGGGAGCAAGGACAAGCCAGATGATCAAAAAGTTGTGGAATGGATTCATGTGTGTGTTTCCTGATAAGAAAAGTGTTTGGTGATCTATGTCAGTGAATGGGCAGTGAACATTTCTGGTGGAGTTAACGCTTCCAGGGCGGTGTGTTGCTTTGAACGGGCGCCTGCGGTGCGTGTGCAGTACTGGCGGTTGCCTTGGCTTCATAGCCCTTGATTTCGTTGGTGAGCTCATCGTTGTCCGAACGTTTCTTGAGCTTGACGTTGATGATCATGGGCAGGTTGTGAAGCTCAGCGCTGTCGCGGGGCTGCAGCACACCCACGGCTCGACAGATGGCCGAGAGATTGCCCCGTGCGATCTTGACCGTCATGGGATTGGGGTGGTTGGTGCAGAGCCTGTCCCACACCTTGCGTCCCTGGTATTCGCCTTCCACCACCGTGAAGGTGAGCTCGAGGTAGCTGCCATCGCCATCCTTGGTGGGTTTGATCACGCTTTCGGTGATGGCTGCGGGGTACTTGCCAGCGGGGATCGGGTCAAAAGACGTTGTGGGTTCTACTTGTGTTGCATCAAAGCCATTGAGAGTCGCCATGTTGTATTACTCCTGAGGGTTGTTGGTTGATTCATTGCCGACCAGACGCAGTGATGGCGCTGGTTGAGATTTTGAAGGGACTGGTGAAGTTGAATTCGAAGTTGGTGCCGGGGTAGGAGATACCGGCGGTACAAGCCCATGCATCAGGGCTGGCCAGGCCAGTGGCAATTCCGGAGGCAGGTTGAAACGGTTCTTGGCCACACAGGCTGGGCTGCCGATGGTGCGCAGGATGCGCTCACCACCATCCTTCCCGAGACCAGACGCGGTCGTGCGTTCACGATTGAAGCCCGTCTCATGGGTCTGCGTGATGATTTTCCGCGTGGCAAACAACACCGCGTCAGCCCATTCAGTGACCAGAGCAGCTGCGTGTTTGTGCAAACGTGGTGAGTACCGGTCATAAGCCAAATGTTCGGGATCTTCGAACTTTTCGACCTTGGCATGAGCCAGCAGAATCACACACAGGCCTCGCTGTCCCCGGAGTAGGTCGATGTCGTTGAGCAGGGATCGCCATTGCGTCAGAGCATGGGTGTAGCCCTTGGCAAAACCGCCATCGACTTTTTCAATGCTTGTGACACCGTACTGTTCGCACAAGGCATCGAAGATCAGGCGCTCCAGCCAGTCCACACTGTCGATGACGACCGTCTGGTAGTCATGATCTTGGTGGAGCAAATCAGCCAGCGCGGTCTTCACGTCTTTAAACGACCGCATCAATGGGAAGCTGGCACAATCGATCTGATCCAGACCATCTTCGGTTGGAATGAAGATCGGATTGGGTGCTTGAGAGGCAAGGGTGGACTTGCCGATGCCTTCGGTGCCGTAGACCAGCAGGCGAGGTGGGCTGTGGCGTCGGCCGATGTGAACACGTTGCAGTAATGACATTCAGATTCTCCTTTGAGAGAAAAGAGGATTAACAGCCCATGGCTGGTGGTGATTAAAAACCCCCGAAACCCCGGGAATTAGCACCTGCACACTGAGGGGTCCGGGGGGGCAGTCAGGCGACGTCGAGGAAGCGGATGTCCTCGTAGCCGGTTGGCCATAGATCGTTCGCCTGACAGGAAATGAGTCGTTGAATAGCCGCTTCGTTTTCTTTGCGTGCGATGGCCAGGGTGTCGTCGCTTAAGCGCCAGACACCGCAGCGAAACGGTTCGATCTTTTCAATACCGATGAGGTAGACCGGTACAAGTTCACCAATGGCCTGGGCAAGCACAGCCTGGTAGAACGCCATCTGGTTGTGGTAACGACGACGTTTGGTCTCGTTCTCAAACCACGTCAGATCGGCAGTGGTTTTAAGGTCCACGATGCCGCGGTGCGGATGCACCCAGTCCAGTCGAATCTGACATGGCATGCCGCAGTATTCGGTGCGCAAAACACCTTCAGCTCTACCGTAGAGAATCAAATCAACCGCTTCGTCGTTCATGGCCACGCCAGAGGCCATCTGTTCAATGAGGTCGACATTCTCCTGCGATAGCACCGGCTTGCCTTGCACTTCCGCCCACTCAGCAAATGCCTTGGTGTTGGAACCGAACGGCTTTTGGGTCCGGGGATTGATGGGGCCGCCTAAGGCGAACTGCGATTCATAGACGTCGCGACCTTCAAGAATTCTTGCATGGGCAGCACTGCCGATGAGCAGGGCCGGACTGTTGCTGTTGAGAGAACCGGCCAAGCCAAGTCGCTTCTTGCGGTGAAGCCATGGGCAGGACATGAAGTCCATCAACTGATGGCTGCTCAGGTAATTGATCGCCTGGTCGTGGTATTCACTGGCGGGTTCAGACAAGAGCATGCTCAAGTCCAGGGAAGGTTCAATGGTCAATGGATGATCCAACATCTGATGTACCTTTTGTGATGTGTTTTGAAACGTGAAACACGACATGCAATGGAAGTTCAGCGGGGTAACAGATCCGATTGCTCAAACCCTGCCTCTTTGAGCTTGTCACGCAGCTCATCCATGGCCCTGTGAACTGAGCTGCGATGCCAGCCCAGTTCCTTTGCGACCTGAGCTGGAGAATGTTCCGCCAGTAGACTGGCCACCTGTTTGAGCCGAGGGGAGAGGGTGTTCAGGAAGGTTTCAAGATCAAGGCGTAAATCCACAAGCTGGACTTCCGCCAGGCCTTCAGAGGCATCATTGACCACCAGTTCGTGGGCATGACTCAATGGCGTGGTTGAGTGGGTGGGATTACGGCGCTGCCGCAGTGTGCGGCGGATGAGCTTTTTTGCGTACCGGTTGAGCACATGGCTGATGTAGGTGCGCTGGCAGCTTCGATCTGAATCAAACCGCTGCATGGCATCACACACTTCGACATGCATGTCCTGTTGAAAATCTTCAGCGTCCTGTTTGGACAGACGCAGTTGCTTTGTCAGCTTGCCCGTCCAGTAAGACACCCGGCGAGCGATGTAGTCTTCCATGGACGTCTGGTTAGTTGTGAGGCTTGGTAGAGCAATCGTGGTCATGCTTAAAATCCTTATGCGTCAAAAAACAATGGCCTTCTTCTTGTTACCTATGCAGTGGAAAAGGCTGTTTCGTATTCACCGATCAAAAAATCCTGAATTTCTGAAAATTTCTTGGAAGTCGCGAAGCTTCTTCTCGACTCTGCAGCGTGGAATCTGGTACACCCGCGCAGCGCTGCTGACGCCATGCCTTGCCGTATGCATCAACAGATCACGGTCTTCAAGAGACAACTGAGCGATGGCATGATTGACTGCCTCCTGCTGTTCGAGGTTCTCAATGAAGGATGTTTGAAAAACCTGAAGATGCCGTTTTGCATCAGCGACACTGGCGGGAGCAGACATCGTGGTTTGGGGGCCATCGGCGTCGATGAACGCGTCATCAATCGATGATGGACGATGATCACCGCCACACTTCTCGCTTTTGCGACTGCGCAGCAGCTGGGCGATCCATGAATTGACGATCATGGTGACGAAGGCCTCGATGTTGCCGCGTGTCGGGTCATACTGATCTGCGACTTCCAGCAGATGCACGAGCATGTCCTGTTGGAGATCGTGGACGTCGGATCGACTGAAGTCCGATCGACTTGCTAACCGTTTTGCTTTGGTTCGGGTGAAGGTGGTGGTGAACGGGTGAGAAACAATGTCATGCGCAGAAACGCAGCTTGGCGCTTCCGGGGCCGGGGGGAATTCCGGGGGCATTTGGACCTCCTGTTGACCAGGAGGCGAAATGCAGGTGCCAACCAAAGCGGCTGCGACCACATAAAAAAAGTGGAGGCGTCGCAGGTATGCCGCTTTTGCGGCACCTACAACGCCTCCACTTTGTGGTCAGTTAGTTGTCAGGTACTTGAGTTTTTTTAGATCACGAATTCATAAGGGGAGGTTGAGCCCCGGTGCTTAGCCAGGCATCTCCTCGATGGTCATCCGGAACGGAAGACCTCGTTGAATTTCGATACAGGAAACCACGCCGTCGCCCAATGCCTCCAAGTTGGCAAGCAGGTCAAGGACATGGGCCTTGAGCGCAAAGTCGGCTTTGGTGATTTCAGGCCGTGGCCCGTTCTCGCTGGGGAACTTGATCTCGCGGACAACGTACGGTGGCGGGTCCATCACCGGCTCGCCACCGCATACCAGAATGAACATGAGGGTCCGATGATGACGGCGAAGACTTATACCGACGGAATAGTGACATTTCTTGATCTACTGGGATTCCGCGATTTACTCGCCAAAGAGAGTCCCGAAGAACTGTCGCGGATCATGGAGATTTTCCGTTCTCAAGGAAATCCCAAAACAGGAGGCGATGAAGATGAATCAGTTGATCAGATGTTCGAATATGCAGCGTTGTCGGATTGCTTCTTCAGGGCTACAGACGTAAGCCACGAGATGAATGCCACACATCCTTCCGGTCATTTTTTCCATGAACTCCTGTCAGTAGTATTCATCCAGTGCAGGCTACTACGCGAGAAGTTGCTCATTCGAGGGGCCATCACCTGTGGTCAGTATCGAGCTGAGCGAGACGAATATCCGTCATAGCCGCGCAGCAGATGATTCCAAGGATCGTATCGCGAGCGTTGAATATTGTCGCCCGTTGCATAGGACCACTGATAAATGCACGTGTCGTCACGACGGAACGACTCTTCAAGCCGTGTATGAAAGCCGCCATAAGTTGCCACACTGCCTTGCACCTGCATGAGTCGATACCAGTCCAGACCGTTGTCGCCGGTCGTTTCACGCGTGCCGGACAAGCCAAGTCGAAAGTTTGGTGTTATTTCCCCGGCCGCTTTTGCGAGCCTTTCAAGATACATCACTGTCGCGTCTTCTTTCATCGCCTGCAGATCAGCCCACGGCACAGGCGAGACGCCATCATCACGAATCCGCTCGGGAGCGCATTGCTCCAGTGTGATCTGATCAAACGAAGACATTTGCGTAGACCACGACTTGTTTAGCGACGCAATATTTTCATAAACCCGCTTGAGATAATCGCGGAAGTAGGCGAGCGTTGACGGCTCGTCCTGCGTACGAATGTCCTTAAACTGCCATTCGTCCACTGCAATCGCAGACACCGTATGGTATGGCAGCGTAGCTCGCACTTCGTTCTGGATCATCGCAGCCATGCGGGACAAGGTCTGCTCGCTGGTGATGACATCATCCGATCGCACAAGGCGACGGTCTTCACCATCAGGTATGACGTCCATCCAGGGATATAGGCGCAGCCCAATGTCGGTCGCCTCTATGTCAGCACTCACATACCATCTTGCGCCCTGCCAGGTACAAATGCGAAGGTGAATCGACCTGAATACATCGGACAGGCACCGAGTTCACAGGCTCAATGGCCGTGATGTGCCTGGAGATGGACAAAGGTCGTGTGGCTGGGACCGGGCGAAGACGATCCTGCTTGCGCTGTAGCTTGCCTGACCAGACACCCAATGCATGGGACGCTATGGGTACCTGCAGCGGTTTCGCAAAAGGAATGCTATAACGTTTTTCAGTCCGGCGACCCGTGGGCAGGTCAACGCGATGAACCATCTCTTGCGTGGTCAGGATGAGAGGGTTTTGCCTGCTGTAGCGATCATGGACGCTCCACAGATGTTCAGCGTCACAGACGATGGATCCACCATCGCTAAAGTCCACGCTGTAACATGGGTGATTGTGCATCACCTCTGTCACATGCGTCACCTGACACATGTGGCCCTGCTCATCGAACAGCCATTCACCGATCTTGATATCGCCCATGGTGGTCCAGCCCGTGGGCGTGGCCAAGGGTGTGTCCAGCGCCAGCGCCTTACCACTTCCACGCGGCATGGCCATCGCAAACAATCCGCCGGTGAGCACTGCTTTTTCGATCTTGTCGATCACACGAAGGTGATCATCTGACCAGGGCAGATAAAACACCGGCGCAAAGTACACATCGCAGAAGCGCCTGAACGATGCCTGGCACTCTGCCTTGCGCTGGGGATCTGCGACGGCTGGCAATTCGCCGATGTCCTGGGCCGCACGGACCAAATCAGCGTTGCGCTGGGCCTGGCGGGCTTTGACTTCCTCGTAGGTTAACGGCTCACCACGGTCTTTGAGTTTGGCGTATTCCAATGTCAGCCATGCGGCGTAGCAGAACAGGTCCACTGTTTTGGGTTTCTGCGGGTCGCTGATGGCAAAGCCAGCGCGCGTGCGGTGACGATGCAGCTGGCGCTCACTGATGACCTCGCCCTGGCCCACGGAGTTGAGCATCCGAGCCAGCACGGCAGGTTTGATCTGGCGTGGGTTAATCATTTTCTTGCACCCCTTCCCGGGAAAGTTCGTGAATCAGATACGCCGTGTATTCCAGCAGGTTGAGGGTGTCGTCGGCACGGATCAGATCGCCAGACATGGCGGCCTCGCGCACCTGGTCTTCGGTGACCTGACGTCCAAAGGCCGAGGCCAGAATACGAGCTGCATCGGCTACCGGAATGGCTGTGATCTTGAGTGAGGGCGATGGCTTTTTGGAAGATTGGTTCATGGGTTTTCTCTCTGATTAAACGAACTTCCCCACAAGGCGATGAATCACCTTGATGTCGTTGGCAGGGTGTGGCTTCATGTGCATGTCACCTGCACGTTGCAGGTCTGACAGACATGTACATTTTTTTTGGAGCCAACGGTATGAAGAAAGAACAGATCAAAATCGGCCAGGTGTACACCGCCAAAGTCAGCGACAAGCTGGTGCCGGTACGCATTGAAAAGGAACATTCAGGAGGCGGATGGGACGCGACGAATTTAAAGACCAACAGACCGGTGAGAATCAAAAGTGCACAGCGGCTGAGGAACGCGCTCACCCATCGCGACGAAACCACCAAGCCAGCCGATGGCGACGCGGTGCCCACGCCGACCAAAGAACCTGATGCGCCATCGAAGCCACGTACGCCCAAGGCTGCTAAACCCGCCAGCACCAAACGCACCGGCCCATCGCTGATCCAGGCCGCCATCCAGGTGCTTGGCCAGAACAAAGAACCCATGACCTGCACGCAGATGGTTGAATCGATCCTCCAGCAGAAGCTCTGGTCCTCAACCGGTAAGACCCCTGCCCAAACTTTGTACAGCTCGATTCTTAGAGAGCTGCAGAAGCACGGCGACCAGGCACGCTTCATCCACGCCGCCAAAGGCCAATTCCAATTGAACGCGAACGCAGCCAAGAAGGAAGCCTGAACCATGACGACCCGCTCTCGAGAAAAAAGCGTGCTGTTCGACGTCCTCGACGACCACCTGGTCCGCACCGTGGTCTTCGCTGATGGGCGCAAATACCAGCACCGCTGTACACGCGACATCTTCCGCGATACCGCCTACACCATCGAAGAACAGGCGGCTGGCGGCGTGACCCTGTACGAACTGGTCAGGCTCATGGACGCGCCATACACCCAGGTGGCCGTGGCGCTGGATTTCATGAAAGAGCATGGTTGCGTGGAAGTCCGGCATCGGCGGACTTACGCTGCCTCCAACTTTGTGTATGAAGATGCCATGAGCCAGTACATGTATTTGGCGGAAGCCCCTTACTGAAACCATCGATTAACCCTTTCAATCACCTCGGCCGCGATGGTCGAGGTTTTCTCAGTCATAGATTCAAGCAAGTGGAAAATTGGAACGATAGTGATACAATGGAATGACGACGTAACAACCAACCAGGAGTTGCATCATGATTAAAAATCTCACCAAGCACGGCAACAGCTACGCGATGGTCATCGACAAGCCCATCCTCGACCTGCTCAAAGTCACCCCCGACACATCGTTTGAGATCATCTCTGACGGCAGGTCACTTGTACTCACGCCAGTCCGTTCGCCCAAAGAAGAAAAGAAGTTTCAGGATGCGTTGGACATGGTCCACAAGCGCTTTGGCAACGCCATGAAGAAATTGGCGGAGTAATTGATGAAGACGCCGCTGTTTTTAGACTTGGACCAGACCCTTCGTCTGCACCGTAGTCTCATCCAAACCTATGGTGGAACGGATGGCACCCGTGACGTAGGCCTGCTTCAGTCAGCCATCGCCATGCCACAAGCGGCATATGGTGGTGCGTATCTGCATGAAGACCTCTTTGGAATGGCCGCAGCGTACCTCTATCACATCGTGCAAAATCACGCGTTCCTGGATGGCAACAAACGTACCGGTGCAGCTGCTGCCATCGTGTTCCTTGCGCTCAATGACGTTCATATCCACAACGACGAACAAGGACTTGTCGACCTCACTTTGGAGGTCGCTACAGGCATAGCAGACAAATCTCAGATTGCTGCATTTTTTCGCGCTCGAGTCGTTTAATGGCCTTGATGTTTCCGGTGTTTCATGGCTCAATGGTGTCAGACAACGAACACCAAGGAGAACACCATGACCACCGACACCACCACTACCAACTCCCACGACACCTACCAGGCCCGAGCCAACGACATCGCCCGCCTGATGGATGTCCTGCAGATGGAACTGGCCAAGCACACCCAGGCCGCCACCACGAAAACCAAATGCTGGGGCGAGGCCCAAGAGCTTGGCAAGGTCCGCAGCGACCTGATCGACCTGGTGGGATTCATCAGCGGCTTCGACCGTCAGAACATCGAAGACTTTCTGGCCGAATGACCACCAACTCATAGGGCTTCCATCAACCATGACCATGCATGACATCACTTTGTCTCTCCCGCACCGACCCCGGCCAACTCGGCTGGGGTTTTCTCTGGCATGTCAGCGCTCGCCTCGCCCCCTGCACCGATCCGCTGAGCCTTCTTGCCGGTAAACGCTTCCCACCTTTGCACAATCACATCGCAGTACGCCTGATCCAGTTCCATCAGGAACGCACGACGACCAGTCTGCTCACATCCCATGAGTGTTGAGCCACTACCGCCAAAGAGGTCTAGGACATTCTCGTCAGGCTTGCTGGAATACTGAATGGCCTTCACTGCCAGTTCCACGGGCTTCTCGGTCAGGTGGACCATGCTCTGCGGATTGACCTTCTTCACGTGCCACAGGTCCGTCGCGTTGTTGGGTCCGTAAAAATGATGACCAGCGCCCAGCTTCCAACCGTAGAAGCAGATCTCAAATGCCCCCATAAAATCTTTTCTTGTGAGGACCGGATGCTGCTTGTCCCAGATGACACCCTGGCTGAAATAAAAGCCCATCTTCTCCAGAGGCGCTGGGTAGTTGCCCAGGTTGGCATACCCGCCCCAGATGTAGAACGAGCCGCCAGGCTTAAGCACACGTGACGCATTGCGACGTGCCTTGGTCTTGAATTGAATCTGTCTTGTCACGGTAGTCATGCTGCAGCCTCCAGTTTGTGGTCGATCAAAGTACGAATGCTTGTGGGCCTGAAGGTGACGCAGATCGTGCTGGCTTTGCCGTCATATTCAACTTTGTCAATCAACAGCTTTAGCAGGCGTATCTGCTCGCGTGGGGCCAGGTTGCTCCAGAGCTTGTCAAAATCACCAAATACCAAGCGTGCTTCGCCTGGCGTCACCTTCTGGTTTTGCAATGCGTGAATACGTGCTTCCGTAGTTGGTAAATCGCGGCCTATCTGCGCCAGCTGCTCGTTGAGAGAAGCGATCCGGTCCGTCGTACTTTTGTCCGTTTCGCCCTTGACGGCCAGGCTGCGCAGTTCCTTCTCGTGACGGTTGTGCTGCTGACGCAGGTCGTCATGTTCTTGTTCAGCAGCCAGCAGGTCTGCATGGATGGCGACATGGGCTTCGTCCAGGACTTGGTTTAAGAGGGTTTCGTCCTTGGCCAGGCCACGGATTTCATCAATGACCATGCGTTCGATCTCAATGGCAGGAAGACTGCCTGTGGTGCACGTCTCCTGGCCAGCCTTGATCGCATGGACACATCGGTAATACCGGTACATGTTTTCCCTGTTCTTGCTGGTAAACGTATGTGTCATGGAAGAATCGCAGCATTTGCAGCGAAGCAGGCCTCGGAGCAACGCGCCATACTTGTTGCGAACCTCCACACCACCATTTCGCCCATTCTGCTTGAGCTGTACCTGAACCTGATCAAATACCTCCGTGGGTATGATGGCCTGGTGTTCACCCTGGTGCAGTTCGTCCTTGTAGCGCGTCTTGCCTGTGTAGACCGGGTTGGTTAGCAATCCATATAGATTGGTCTTATTAAAGGCCTTGCCCCCAAGGGACTGTCCCTTCTTGGTGACCCGGTGTTTATTGATCCAGCCACGCCTGGCCAGTTCCTTGACCACGGGTAGCAGCGATGCTTTCTCAAGGTACATCTCAAAAATTTCACGGACCTGCGCTGATTCTTTGGTGTTGATCACCAGCTTGGGGCTTGGGTTGGAACGATCGACGTCATACCCAAGCACAGGAGCGCCACCTGTCCATTTGCCCCTGCGGGCCTGGGCAGCCAGTTTGTCACGGATGCGCTCGCCAATGATCTCGCGTTCAAATTGGGCAAATGACAGCAGGATGTTGAGCGTCAACCTGCCCATGGAATGGGTCGTGTTGAATTGCTGTGTGACCGAGACGAAGGAGACGTGTTGTTTATCAAACGTCTCCATGATGCGAGAGAAGTCCAGAAGTGACCGACTCAGGCGATCCACCTTATAAACCACCACACAATCAACCTTCCCAGAAGTGATGTCCCGTATCAGGCGATCCAATGCTGGCCGTTCCATGCTGCCACCGGAATAGCCACCGTCGTCGTAGCGATCAGATAGTGCGGTCCAACCCTCAGCCTTCTGGCTGGCAATAAAAGCTTCGGCAGCTTCGCGCTGGGCGTCCAGTGAGTTGAATTCCAGGTCTAGGCCTTCTTCGCTGGACTTGCGGGTATAGATGGCACATCGAATGACAGGTTTAGGTGTTTTGATGGTAGGGCGATTCAAGGTTGTGCTCCCAGGTTGAAGAATCGATAGCCATTGGTATGGGTGCCAGTGATCTGTTTGGCCACAGCGGTCAGCGTGTTGTAGCGCTCGCCGTGGTAATCAAAGCTGTTGCCATCAGGCAGTACGACGATGCGATGGGTGCGACCCTTGTATTGCCGAACCAGCGCTGACCCAGGCGCTGGCAGGCGTGGATCAGCTTTGGGTGGCGCAGCACGGCTGACGCTGCCTGCTTCGCCTTGCTGTGGCGGGCAGACCATGGTCTTGGGTGCCATGACGCGAATGTCCGCATCGTTGGCCAGTTCCATGGCTCGCCTGCGGGCACGTTCAGAAAGGCCGCCTTCTGCGTTGGCCTGGATGCGCCATGCGATCTTGCGGATGAGATATGCCTTGTGGCGTGTGCGGCAGGGCTGTTTATGCAGCTCTTCGTAATACTCAGCAAGCTCACTGGTGGGCATGTCCTGGAGCTTTGCAAGTTCCTTCTCAATATGATTCACGATGTGTCTCCTTCGTTCAGTTGGCCAGAAATTCGAACCCGTTAACACGCGGGTCATTGAGACACATTGAGCCTCGTTTTAGAAGGAACATCAAGGCGTTCTGGCAAAGGATTTGAGACTTTTTCAAGCGTAGAAGAAGTGGTGTTTCTGGCTTGCTGAACGCAGCGGAGCAGGGCGGTGGCCAGGATGCTGGCGACCTCCTGGCTGCGGGCCTGAGTGGTCATGGTGTCGGGGTGGGATGTGGCGTGCAT